CCTATGCGACAACATACTTGAACCCGCGTTTTCAAAAGCCTTTATCCGGGACAACTACGCATCACAGAGCGGGCGCGGAACACATGACGGGTTATACCGTCTTGAAGAATTCATGCGGTCCTACTACTTCACACGCAAGGCGAACGCCGAGCGGGAGCGGCGGGCCGCGGGATTGCCGCCGCCCGGCCCGGAGGAAGTGCGGCACTATTCGGACGGCTGGGTTTTGAAATGCGACATATCGAAGTATTTCTATTCAATCCAGCATGAACCATTAAAGCAGATGACGCGGAAGTACATCAAAGACCCGGATATTCTGTGGTTAGTTGACCTTATTGTTGACAGTACGGAAAATCCGGGAATTCCTATCGGCAACCAAACTTCACAATGGTTCGCCGTCATGTATCTTTCGGGCATGGACCACTTCATAAAAGAAAAGCTGGGTATTCGCTATTATGGGCGGTACATGGACGATTTTTATTTGATACATGAGGACAAGGCGTATTTGCAATACTGCCGGGGCGAGATCGAACGATACGTTGCCCGGCTGGGTCTGCGGCTGAACAAGAAAACAAATATCTTCCCATTGCGGAACGGTATTGATTTCTTGGGCTTCCACACCTACTTGACCGAATCGGGCAAAATCATTCGCAAGGTCCGGCGGTCAAGCAAAAGTAACGCACAACGCAAATTGAAGAAACAGCGCGGTCTACTGGACCGGGAGAAAATCAGCCTTTCGGATATTGAACAGTCCTACGGAAGTTGGCGGAGCCACGCCGAAAAGGGCAACTGCTATCACCTGATACAGAAAACCGACAGTCTGTTTCAAAATCTATTCAAGGAGAGTGAAAAACAATGGCCCAAAGTTTGAATGCGCTTGCCGTCGGTGCGATTGTCAAAGATACAGGCACGCTTTACAACGGTAAGCCTATCATTTGGAAAATCGCCGACAAGGGACACACGGGCTACCCGTCCGGCGCTGTGACCCTGATTACGGAGCGCATTATTTCCCTGAAATGCTTTGACGCTATCGAATCCGGCAACAGCGACGGCGACCGCCGCAGTTACGGCAATAACCGTTGGACCCTTTCCAACGTGCGGCAATGGCTGAACAGTCAGGCCACCGCCGGGAAGTGGTACAGCGCCCAGCACGGCGCGGACGCTCCCCCGACGAATGCGAACGTATGGAGCACCTACAACGAATACGACGCGGAAGCGGGCTTTCTTGCGGGCTTCTCCGCAAACTTCATTGCGGCCCTGCTGACTACGACCCACACCGTAGGAAAGGCGACCGTAGACGGCGGCGGTACGGAGAGTTGCACCGACAAAATCTTCCTTGCGACCTGTACGGAAGTCGGCTTGTCCGGCGACGTGACCGCAGGAAGCAAGCTGGCCTTGTTCAGCAACGACAGTTCACGCCTTGCCTACCCCACGGCGGAAGCCGTGAGCAAGAGCGAATACACGAACAGCAGTTTGAACGTAAATTCGCCGTGGTGGTGGTGGCTTGCCGACGCTTACGCGTCCTACTCTTACAGCGTCCGCAACGTCTATTCCTCTGGCGCGATGGGCTGGGACGACGCTTGCGACGGCAGCTACGGCGTTCGCCCGCTTTGTAATTTGTCCTCTGGAATCTTGGTATCTGATAGCCCGGATTCCGACGGAGCATACACGATCATTTGGAACCGCGCCCCCTCGAAGCCCTCTTCCATCACAGTTCCGTCCAGCGTGCGCGGCGGCGAAAGCCTGTCTATCAGTTGGGGGGCTTCCACGGACGAAGACGGCAATCTTTCCGGCTATATCCTCGAACGGCAGGTCAACGGCGGCGCATGGGCGCAGGTATACAAGGGCATCAACCGCAGTTACACCGACGCAATCACGTTCGGATGGACCTCTATTGCGTACCGCGTCAAGGCGTATGACAGCGCGGGCGCGGAATCGGCGTATCAGACAAGCGCGACGCGGACGGTGGTAAATAACCATGCGCCCGTTATCAGCGGCACGGATTCCAACTTGGGAACGAAGACAGCCGCGTTCGCGCAGAGTTACAGCGTAACGGACGAAGACAGCGGGCAGACCTTGACCGTGACGGAGTACATCGACGGCACGCAGAAGCGTTCCTACACCGCGACAAGCGGACAGACCTATTCGTTCAACATCACCGCCGCAGAGTGGGTGAAGCTGTTGAACGGGTCCCATACGCTGAAAATCGTTGCGGCGGACAACTACGGCGGAAGCGCGACCCGGACGTATACGTTCACGAAAAATGAAACGGAAATCGAACTTACGCTTGCTACCCCTCTTACTGCCGACGATATGGTGACAAAGGGTATCATGTCTGTCGTGCGTCAAATTCCAGCAGGCGCAAAATTCACCGTGGAAGTCTGCAACAACGGCAACGACGCTTCCCCGACGTGGGAGGACGTGACGCAGAACGTCGTAAGCGGAAGTAAGTTCTTCCTTTCCAACACCACCAAAACGGCGAGCGCTTGGGGCTACAATTTCCGCATCAAGGTAAAGCGCGGAACGGCAACGGGCGATTGCTTCATTACGTCTGCGGGAGGTAACTTTGAATGAGCATTCAGCACAGAGAAGACAGCATTCGTGATATGAAGTTGGAGCGGCTGGGCGTGACACCGCCGCAGGACTGGAACGACGTTGAGCAGGTCCGCACGGCGAAGAAAGCCGAAATCGGCCTTGCGTGTTCCGCGGCTATCTATGCCGGAATCGACGTGGGCGGCGCACATTACAGCCTGACCGAACACGACCAAACCGAACTTATGGCGCAGTTCCAGACGGTCAAGGAGGGTGCGGAGGAAGTGCCGTACCACGCCGACGGTGAACTTTGCCGTATGTATACCGCGGAGGAATTCACCGCGCTTACACAGGCCGCGACCGCCCACGTCTTCTATCACCGCACCTACTGCAACCACCTGAACGCGTGGATTAAACGGGCCGGGCTTGATGAAATCCCGGCTATCGTGTACGGCGCGGACCTGCCCGCCGACCTTGCGGCAAGCATGGCGGCGCTGATTGAGAAAGCGGGTGGCGACGCGTGAAACGTATCTTGACGATTTGGGCCGCGCTGGGCGCGGCTTACGTCGTCTTTGAAACGCTTTTCCGCGGGTACTCCCACCCGTCTATGTTCGTTGTAGGCGGGCTGTGCGGGGTTCTGGTTGGCACTATCAATCAGGCCCCGCGCTTTTATCGCGCCCCGGTCATCGTGCAATCGGTCATCGGGGCCGTTATCGTGCTTGCGGTAGAGTTTGTTTCCGGGTGTGTCCTGAACCTGTGGTTAGGGCTGGGCGTTTGGGATTACAGCAATCAGCCGGGAAACGTGCTGGGCCAAATCTGCCCGGCGTTCGGCCTACTGTGGTTCTTCATTATGCCGCTTGCTATTTGGGCGGAGGACACAACGCGTTATTTGATTTGGGCGTATGACTGCGCGGTTTATCACTCGCAGGAAGCGCCGCCCACAATCGCCCCGTATTCGCTGAAAAGCGTTTACGGGGACTTCATTTGCGGGAGGTAACAGAATGACAATCAGAGAGATAGCAAGCGGCGGAGGAATTGCCTTTGTGGTTCTGACGCTGGTTCAAATCGCCCCCGTGAAGTTGAACCCGTGGACGTGGCTTGCGCGTGCCATTGGGCGGGCAATCAACGGCGACGTTCTGCGGAAGCTGGACGAAACCCGTAAAATCCTTGACGACCATATCAAAACGGACGACGCGCGGAACGCTGATTTTCACCGTTCAAAAATCCTGCGATTCAACAACGAACTGTTGCGGGACATTCCGCACACGCAGGAAGACTTCATCGAGATTTTGCACGAAATCGACCTTTACGAAAAATACTGCGACACACACCCGGAATATGAAAACAACCGCGCCACACACGCGGTTGCAAACATCAAGAGGGTGTATGACGAACGGTTGGTAAAGCACGATTTTCTATGAGAAAGGTGGCGCGGCATGATTTATCTTTTCAGCGTTGCCGCCGGGCTGGTTGGCGGGTTCGCCGCCGTCCTGCTGTTGAGCGGACGACGGACCCGCCGACGAAAAGAGGGCAAGCAGAACCGCCGGAAGACAGAGTGTTCAAAGCTGGTTCTTTGGGCGGTTCTCTGTACCTATTTCGCTGGGTTCGGCGTGGGCGTGTGGGCCGTCGTCCTCGACGCTTCACAGCTTGGCGTTTTCCTTGCCTACGTTGGAACACCAACGGCAACGGTCATCGGCTTTTATTCGTGGAAAGCAAAGGCGGAAAACGTTGTGAAAATCAAAAAGGCGAACCCGGAGGAAACGGAGGGAATGCCCGTTGACCTGAACAACGTTCAGCCGTAACGGAGGAATACACATGACACAGGAACAAAAGAAATTCATCGAGCGGGTGGGCGCACTTGCCGCGGCGGATATGCAGAAAAGCGGGGTCCTCGCGTCCATGACGATAGCACAAGCAATCCTTGAAAGCGGTTGGGGCAAATCCGGCTTGACGGTCAAGGGAAACGCCCTGTTCGGCATCAAGGCCGGGACAAGCTGGACCGGGGCCGTTTACAGCGGCAAAACGCAAGAGTGCTACGACGGCGTGACCTTTACGACCGTGACGGGCCTTTTCCGGGCCTATGGCAGTTGGGCGGAAAGCGTTGCCGATCATTCCGACTTGCTTTCGTGCAATACCCGCTATAAAGCGGTCATCGGGGAGCGGGACTATAAAACCGCGTGCCGGGCAATCGCCGCGGCGGGCTATGCGACCGACCCGAAATATGCGGACAAGCTGGTTCAAATCATCGAAACATACG